CGGGATCGCCGGGAACACCACCACATAGTTCGCGCGGACCGGGTTCCCACCACTGTCCGTACGCACCACCGTGTCCGTCTTGTTCGACAACACCGGGTGCGCCCGAACACGGGCAAGGAACGCGTTGTACTCCAGCCTCATCCGCGCACCGCCTTCTTCGTCGCGTCGAAGATCGCGATCTCAAGACCACGCACGAAATCGTCCTCGTTGGCACGCTTCGCATCACGGCCCGCATGCTGAGGCGCAGACCGCACGTCGTCGCCACCCTCTTCGACGAAACCGAACTTGCCCTGCCGCTTCGCATGGTTCGGACCGATCTCAGCTTCCACCGCGCCACCGGGGAACTTGATGTCATAGTCGATCGACCTGGAGTAGTTCCCCAGCCCTGCCGCCTCAGCACCCTGCTGCCAGTCGTCCTTCACATTCCGTGCCGTGACCTCCACGGCCTTCTTCACGAACCGCCCGACCTCGTTCCCAGCGGAACGCATGTCAGCGGCGAGCTCGTACAGCTCGGAGAAGTCATCAGCCACGGCGCGCCCCCTACGAAAGTTCGATCAGCGGATAACGGTGCGCGCTGGTCTGCCCGGCATCTGGCGAACCAGTGATCCGGTACCAGCGGCCAGCGAGGACCGCGTCAACCAAGGATGAGACGCACCGCACTGCCAAACCCTCGGCGAGGAGCGGGGACCCGGACGGGACGTGCAGGAACGGTCGCTGCAGAGAGACGATCTGTCCCGTGCTCCCGCTGTCCACGACGGTGTCGGCCACGTACTTGATCCGCGCCGGAGCGCCCGCCTCATCCGTGCCGTACACGACGTCGGCCAGGACGGTCGTGGCATCTCCCGTGTCGGGGTCGGTGCCGTCGGCCTCACGGCCCACGCGCACCCGTTCCGTCATACGCTCCACGGCCCGGCGCCTGCCGCGTGCGAGCATGCGTTCTCCGCGCATCGCGCCTCCTCGCTCAGTACCAGGGGAAGTAGACGTCGGGCGTGTCGGTGGGGACCCACCCAGACACCGGGCGCGGCTCCACGCGAGTGGTGGACACGACGCCCAGGCCACCGAACGAGGTACCCCGGAAGCCGGACAGCAGGCGGCGTTCCGACGCAGTCAGGTAAGCCCCGGCCTCGTCGACCTTCCACCCCTCCTGGAGGTCGTCGATGCCGCCCCGCGTCTGCGCGTTCGGGTTCTCGTACACCCGGCCCGCACAGTAGATGGTGACCATCTTCACGTCCTCGGGCAGCGCCGGGACGAGCCCGCCGCCCTCAGCGAGCCACGTCCGCCCTGATTCCTTCCGGACCAGGGCGGACGCGGCGCGCAGGCACATGACCGCCCGCTTACCCTCCACGGAACCCTCACTGATCGACTCACCGAGCCAGTCAGCGAGCTCCTCAACAGTGGCGAGCGTTACGGGATCAGCCATGATGTGCTCCTTACTCCGAGAGGGACACCGACACGGCGCGGTTGGCGTCGAGCGTGGTCGCACCGAAGAAGGTGTCGACGACGCTCTGGTCCTCAAGCTGCAGCGGGTTGTAGTGCTGGATCCAGCGGAGCGCGTAGCCGTCCTGCGCCACCGAGGCGGAGAACGCGGCACCGTCAGGCTGACGCGAGGGCCGGGTGACGTGCGCGAACGCGTCACGGTGGTACGCGATACCGAAGTCCGACGGGAGGGTCGGGTCAGCGACGATCGTGAAGCCGAACAGACGGCCGATGGTCGCGTTGCGGAGCACCTCGGACGAACCCGACTCGTTCACCTTCTGGAGGAGGGTGTCGGAGAGGATCGCGGCCTCGATGTCGGAACCGACAGCGAACCAGCGGTCCGCGGCAGGGATCTTCCGCTCGTTGAGGACCTTGCGGGCCTGGATGAGCACCTGACGGACGTTGGAACCGTCCGGGTCGACCGTCGGGATCGAAGCGTCCGTGACGATCGACGTCATCTCGGAGATGAGCGGCGCGGCCAGACGGTCAACGACCGACTCGGCCTGCGGGCGCAGCACCTGGCGGGTCATGTCCTCGAGAGTGAACGTGGCGAAGTCGTCCGGGAGACGAACCGCGTTGTACACCTGGTCCTCGAGGGTCACGGGGAACCATGCCTGGCTGATGTCGTTGAACTGGATCGCGGCACGCGCGTCCCGGTTCGCCTTGGTGTAGACCTTCGCCTCACCGGCAGAGATCGGGCCGAGGACGTTGACCGTCTGGCCACGCCCCGCGACGAACTCGTTGGAGAAGTCCTGACGGACCGTGCGGGGAAGGTTGGTGAGGTAGCGGAGGGACGAGAGCGTCGCCCGAGCCGCCTGCTCAGCAGAGAAGAGAGTGATAGCCACTGTGGGCCTCCTGTCATGTGATGTGAACGCACCACAGTGGTGTGGTGCGGTTAGTTCTCGAAGACGCGCTTGACGACCTGGTCGACGTCCACGTCACCGGCCGGCTGTACGGCCGACCCGGGGCTGCGGAGCGATTCTGTGGGCCGCTGCGACGGCGGCTTGCGGCCACCGAACAGCTCCATCAGTTCCTCCGCGTCCTGGAGGATCTCGTCCTCCGTGGTGCCAGTGAGGCGGCTCACGAGCTTCTCGGGGAGACCGTGCTTCACCGCGATACGCAGGCGCAGGTTCTCCGCCTCCAGCTTCGTGAGCTGCTCGCCCTTGCCTTCGGCCTCCTGGGCCTTGGCTTCGGCGTCCGCCGCCCGCTGACGCAGGTTGCGGTTCTCGGAGTTGATCTTCCGGATCTTGGCTCGCGCCTTCTCCGGGTCGAACCCGTCTTCGTCGGATTCGGCCGGCTCAGCATCGGGGGTGTCGGTCTGCGGCTCCTCCTGGGAGTCCTGCACCTCGTCCTCGGCCGTGTCGTCGATCTGGTCAGTCGTCATTTCGCCCTCCCGGGGCATAGTTGGTGCCGCCACCAGGGCGGCATTTCGATCCCCCACAACCGGGGGAAGCTATCGGGGCCGGACCGAATCCCTGAAGGAACCCAACCGGCGCATTTCGGACAGCACGTTCGATGTCGACGCGCGCTCCCCCTTCTCACCCAGGGACTTCCGTGCTTCCGCGTACACATCCACGTACGCCTGCTCGTCGGCAGTCGGCGTCCACGTGCCGTAGACGATCTCCGCGGTACACCCGCAGTGGCCGTGGTAGCGGAGCCCTTCGCCTTGGGTGATGCCACTCGCTCGGCTCTTATAGGCGGGGCCTCGGGCGGCGAGCATCGCGCAGAACGCACACGGGTTGCCGTCCGTCACGCGCCGCCAGCCGACCGCCCTACGATCCGTCGAAGCCGTGTTCGCGATCGTCGTCCGGCCGCCCATCAGGGTCTGCCGTCGCACGATGCCGTCGAACTTCACGAACGCCCGGTCGTACGCTTCCTGCCGAGGCATGCCCCCCGCGATCAGCCGCTTCACCCGCACCGGACCCGCGAACCGCAACGCCTGCGCAGTACCCGCGACCGAGCCGGCCATGACCGCGGCCGAAGCCCCGATCTCCGCCCGCCGGTAAGCCGTGAGGTACTCCCCCGCGACCCGCTGCGACTCCCGCGTGCGACGGTCCACGGCGGCAAGGCTCGACGCCAACCAGTACGGCGTGGACCCGTCCAAATCGTCAGGATCCAGACGGGACCACAACAGCCGCGCCTCAGCAGACGCACGCGCCGCTACCGCAAGCTGCGCCAGACGATGGGCCTCAGTGAGCTGACGCCCCTCAGCCGTTGACGCCATTGGACTGAGCGTTCAACGCGGCCGCCATCTGCTCCTCAGCAGACGGGTGCGCTTCCTTGTAGTCGAGCCACGCCTTCGCGATCTCGGGCGTGATGCCGGGGATCTTGTCCCATAGCAACTCCACCGGGACCTTGAGCATCGTCGCCATCTTGCCGAGGGCGTCCGCCGCCTGGTTCATCGACCGCGACTGCAGGTCCGCCCAGTCCGTGCGGAGCGTGAAGTCCGCCGCGTCCTCCTGGCGCCCCTCGATGTGCGCGGCCAGGCGAAGCAGTTGCTCGTTCGAGTCACCGAAGCCGACCTTGCGCTCGTGGACCTTCAGATCCGCCATCGCGCGCGACTCCGCAATCGCCTCCGCCGACAGGTTCACAAGATCACCCGTGAGGGCATGAACCGGCGTCTGCGTGACGACAGCGAGGATCTTGATCTCCTCCTCCGTCGCACGGATCAGCCCGTCAGGAGACGTCTCGTCGAGCGTCCCGAACTGGACGCCTTCCTCGCCGGTGAGAATGTCCCCCTGACGGAGGAGCATCTTCACCCGCTCCCGGTCGCCCTCGTCCTGGGGCATGTCCAGCCCGGTCGCGGTGCGAACCTTCCACGAGCTGTAGTGCTGCACCAGCAGACGGTCGTAGATCGTCTTGTTGATGCGCTCAGCGGACTGCACATACGGTTCGACCTCGCCCGGGGTGCGTCCCTCAAGGTCGATCTGGTTCGAGTACCGCACCGCCGGCGCAACGCCCGCACCGTGGATCTTGTGTTCGATGTAGACGAGGCGCCCGTTCTCGTTGCCGAGGATATGGACGGCCTCTTCGTCCACCACATAGAAGTGAGAACCACGCACGAGGAGGTAGTACATCGGGTACTCGTCCTCGACCAC